GTCGTGTTTTTGACAGGCTGAATGTGGATATAGCCGAGGCGGCAAAGGACTTCAGCGACATGGCCAAGAGGAATCTTGCCACAGTTTCAATGGAGACAAGGTTCGGGCTTACAACCAATGAGCGTTGGCAGGATAATCTCAGCTTTGAGCAGCTGCTCCAATACCATCAGCAGAAAGAGCAAATCCTCACAGATTCATCTGGGATTAACATAGTCCTCCGTGAGTTCGGGGTTCCGATGGACAACTTGTATAATGCCGTTGGCCTATGGAAGTCGCAGACAAATCCTCTAACCCAGATTGAAGTTCCAAGCTATCGAGACACTGGGTCAAAGAAGTTTGCAGCTGATAAGAATATCAAGGCTAATCTGGATGACGCTATCTCTGCACTTGGTTTGCTGCTTAAACAGGATGGCATGGCATACCACCAGCCGTATTTTGACGCACAGGTAAAGGACTCAAATGGAGTTGAATTTAGACTGGGAAGAAAGACCACTGCCGAAGAAACAGCAAAACTTAACGATGCCTTTAATGGTGGATATGCGATTGTAAATGTGAGGGATGGTTTTCGTGTCTTAAAGTTTGATGATTCGATGGATAATGTTGCATTTCATAAAGATGCAAAAGCAAAGGTTAGCGCAATCTTTGACAATAATCAGACGATTCAAATGGACAGATTTGCGTTTGATGGCAACCTAATTGAGAACGATTGGAGCAAGGATACCAATGGCGAAAATTATAGATCTAGGATTAAAGAAAGCGGACGATCCGATATTCTCGGAAGGCTTGAGGATAACCTCCGTCCGCAGATCGAAAGGCTCGATGCCCATTGGAGAGGGATTGCAGAATCTGGTGGGAGAACAGCAGCCGAGTCCGCTGGAAGGCAAGGAACAGGAACTCAACAAAGCCCTCAAGTCGGAGGCATTCAAGAAGCAGGGTCGCCAGAAGTAAGGGCTTCGACTAGGGGCGAACAATCTGTCGTACAGATTCCATCAGATAAAAAAGAAAAAGCTCAGTCAGCACTGACATACCTAAAGAGCCTTGGTTGGGATACTGAGGGTGCGTACAGCACAAGAGAATATGAAGATGGATCTGTCATTGCACAGCTCCGTGCTTGGCCTGACGGTCTTCTGCTAAACTATATATCTACACCAGACGAGTATAAAGGCCGTGGGCTTGCGTCTCGTGCCCTAAGGGAGATAACAGAAGCCGCAGATAGGTATGGAGTCACAATAGATGGAGTTGTCGATCCAAAGGTATCAAACCAGTCTGGTGCACTAAATAAAAATGCCCTATTTGCATGGTATAAAAGAAACGGATTTGAAAGAAAAAGGTACCTAAATCCAAATTCTAGGGGCGAGTATAAATTTTCTGACTATATAGTCAGAAAGCCAGTTGTAAGAGATGTTCCGCTAGAAGTAAGAGCATCGACTAGGGGCGAGCAAGCCCCAGACCTGATCGGTGCTCCGATCAGTTTTAGCACTCGTGGTGATGTAACAGAAAGAATCACTGCTGCTGCATTAAGAATTGGTGGAAGGTATTACACTGGAAAGATGCATGCACTTGCATACGAAAGTTACCTTCAGAAAAATAATATAGATCCAAGCGTTTCATTTGATCTTCCAGAAGATTATGACGAGGGTTTTATCGCAAGCACTGGAAGGTACTTAAATAGGAAAGATGCCTACGACCTAGCAGAAAAAGCAAAACAAATTAAGGAAAAGGCAAAATTCTTAGCTGAGTTATCTGGTGATCGTGAGCTTGATTCCCGTGGAATTAGCGAGCCAGCATTTGCTTCCACACGGGGCGAGCAAGCAAGACAGATGCTAGAACCCGTCATCTCCTTTGGCCGTCAACAGCTACGCACTGGCGGTGCGTTGCCATACGACATCTTCCGCATGACCGAGCAGCGTGGATTCAACGTCAACGAGAAGATGCTTCGGGCGCAGAACGCAGTCTCAGATATTGAAGCAGCAGTGAAGCGTTCCTACGGGAAGTCACTCGACCAGCTCCCAGAGTCAGATGTAGCTAGAATCAACGAAGGTCTACAGAATCCATTGGCTAGGGCTAAACTCCCAACCGATGTGGCAGCTGCCGTTGGTAATGCCCGTAACCTGATCGACAGCCTGACCCAAGACCTGCTCCGATCTGGTGCAATCTCCGAAGATCTCCAGCCCATCCTCGAGGCCAATAAGGGTGTCTACCTGCACCGTAGCTACGAGAAGTGGGAGAACCCAAACTACAAGAACCCTTTCAATAGCCTTCCGAAACAAGTGCAGAACAAGCTCGTTACCACTGTAACATCCTACTTGCATAACAAGTACGCCAATGCGTACGCAAAGGAACAAAGCCTTGCCCGTGGCGAGGCAGCGATCAACCCTAACTCGGGAACTTATCAGGCTGATTATCAGGCTGGCCTAGCCAAGGCTCGCAGTGGTGGAGTTACCAAGGCCGAGATTGACGGCCAGATCGAATACCTTGCCTCGCCTGAAACAGACAGCCCCTTCGGCCAGATTGGCAGCGGGTTGACTAAAGATCTTTCCATCATCACTGCCAGAAAGAATATCCCCGAGGAGATCCGCATGCTGTGGGGTGAGATCAAAGATCCTCGGGTTAACTTCCTTAAGTCCGTCCAGAAGATGTCTGGGTTCCTTGAGGCTCACAACATGCTCAAGGGAATGCGGGACGCTGGGATGAATAAGATCTTCTTCGCCACTCCACGCACTGGGTTTACGACCAAGCTGGTATCGGACGGAAGCAGGACTGCCAGCCCTCTGAACATGTTCATCGATGGCATGAGCAACGATGTCTACACCAGCGAGGAGATCGCCACCGCACTTCGCAATACATTTGGTGGTCGTGCCAAGGCTCAGGACTTCTTGGGCAAGATGGGCGAGCTTTACCTTAAGGCCAACGGGTTCTCCAAGTTCGCCAAGACTGTCCTGTCCGTGCAGACGCAGGTCAGGAACTTGCTCGGCAACGGATCGTTCCTAGTCGCCAACGGATACATCTTCTCGCCTGACGGGATCACCGCACTCAACAAGCTCAGGACGCTGGCACTGCCTTCCGCTGGTACCCAGCTCGGGATTAACAAGAGCAAAGAGTTCCGTGACTACAACGCCAAGCTGACTCGGCTGGGCATCCTCGGGCAAAGCGTATTCGCAAACGAAATGGAGTCATACTTCAAGGATGCAAACGTAAGCACAGCTGCCGACTTCCTAGACAACCATGTTACTAAAGGGCTAAAGGCTATTGGCCGTGGTGCCACCAACCTTTACCAGCTGGGTGACGCAATCCCCAAGATCGTGGCCTTCGAGGTCGAGCTGTCCAGACTTAGAAAGGCTTACCCAACCCAGCCCCTGTCCAAGCTGGAGCCTATGGCAGCTGATAAAGTTCTTAACCTCTTGCCTACCTACAGCCGTATCCCTCGCCTTGGTAACGTCCTCCGCTCCCAACCCTTCGTCGGTGCCTTCATCAGCTTCCCGCTCGAGGTGGTAAGGACTGGCTACAATCTTCTCGGCACAATCAACGACGAGCTGAGGAGCGATAACCCCGCCATCCGTCAGGCTGGTGCCTACAGGCTGGCAGGAACCATGATGGCCAGCATTGGATTCAGCGCAGTCGCAGCTGGCATCGCATCTGCGATGGGCATCGATGACGATGAGGATCAGGCAATCCGCAAGCTGGACGCACCTTGGGATAAGTATGCTACCAAGCTGTACCTTGGCCGTGACGATAAGGGTAACGTCAATCAGGTCAACCTGTCCTACGTCGATCCGTACAACTACTTCCGTGATCCGATCATTGCACTGATCAAGAGGGACGGGACTTGGGATCAGAAGCTACTGGAGTCCGTGAAGACAGCCTTCCAGCCCCTGTACGGTGAGCAGATTCTATCTGGCAAGGTTCTCGACATTGCCCGTAACACCAAGGGAACGACTGGTGGAAGGGTCTACAACCCAGAGGCAGACTTAGCCTCGAGGGCTTCTGCCATATCTGCCCACATGTTTGATGCCTTCAATATCGGAACCTTTGCCTCATCCATTAGAATCTACAAAGGTCTGACTGGGCAGGTTACCCAGACTGGCCGTGCCTACGACCCAGCCTTGGAAACAATGGCAACATTAACTGGCCAACGAGTTGTCACTTTAGATCCTAGGCAGAGCTTGGGCTTCACTGCCCGTAAGTTCAGCAACAGGCTCAACGATGCGACTGGTATCTTTACAGCTGCCTACTACGACAGGAGCAACGTGAGCAACGAGGCAAGGCTAGAGGCGTATAGGCAGATGAGAGCCTCCCGTAAGGAGATCTTCAACGAAACGTCTGGGGTCATAAGTGCAGCCATGAAGCTGGGTGTGAGCAGGGGTGAGGTAATGAGGATTCTTAAGGAGCAGGGTGTGAGCATGGACAACTCAAGGGCACTGCTGTCTGGAAATGTGGCTGTCTATAAGCCAGCCAAGAGAGAGATGAAAGGTGACGCTATTCGTTTTCGTCAGCAGGTGTACGCAGAACAATAACCTGACCCTCGCCAGTCTGTGAACCCCAAGCCGATGTTCCAGCCCTAGCCCCGAGCGCATTGAAATAACCGTTTTGATCTACGTCACCAATATAAACATTGTTGCGAGAAACAATAAGAACCCTGTCCGTATCCAGTCCTTCCTGATGCTCGATGTTGACGTAGTTACCACCGTTATCAAAAAGGGTTTCATCAGCAAAGGATGCCGAGCAAATGCCAAGTAAGAAGATCAGTGCGAGTCTCATGGATTCAATTTATCTCAAGCTGGCAGACCTAGCAAATAAGTCATGTGTCATAAGAAGCAATATTATGACCATGCGTATTCCAGTAATCAAATATGCCGAGAACTCATTCATCTTTTTTTTCATAGATTCAGTGGAGCAATGCGCCATAAACCTTAACCAGAAGCTATATGATTTCTTTACTTCTAGGGGCATCTGGCCAGATTTGGAGGGTGGGTACTTCATAGTCTCTGAGTTAACAATGCTTCTGGAAGTTATTGATAGTCAGTACTCTGGAGAGAAGAGGTTCAACTCCTCTACAGCGCAAAGCAGTTAGAGTAAAAGCATATTTCGGTTTATCATCAGAATGATCCACTGTCTGCTTTTGACTGCTGCTGTTCATATTTGTCACTATTAATTACCCCTTTTTGCAGGCATCGTTAACATTAGGTTAACATTATATGGCAGTCTGGTTGTAGGTTTGGTGGAGGTTTATTTGAGAATCCCAATCGCATCCCGCAGCGAGTCCTTCGAGATATGAGTATACCTCTTGGTAATCGCCCAGCTGGAGTGCCCAGCCAACTGGCTGATCTGCGCCATCCCAGCCTGCTTCTCGGCCATGTTCGATATGAAGGTGTGGCGAAGGAAGTGATGGGTTGCATTGATCCCAGCCTTCTTCATGGCGTTGCCAACCTTGGTTCCAAGGTGGTTAGCCCGAAGCGGTATCAACCTAGCGTTACTCACAAGGTTCAACTTGGAGAACACATCCTCTAGGACTGGATGGAGGGGAAGCTCCTGAACCTTCGGGGAACCCTCACGGCTACCCTTCCTGCGCCGAAATACAATCGTCTTGGAGTTAAAGTCGATATCCTCACCGTACAGGTTCACGCAGTCCCCAACCCGTGCCCCAGCGTAAAGACCAAGCAGGATGGCCAGAAGCACAGATCCCTTGGCATGCCCTATCAAAGCATCGATCTCCTCTTTCTTAAGGCACCTTCTAGGTGTTTTGGGAGTTCTCTTAAACACGATGTCTGCCCAAGGGTTCTTGGTTGCGTAGCTCCTCTTAATACCCCATGACCAGAGACTGGAAATTAGTCCACGATAAGCCTCCTTGGAATTATCGTGGAGGTGCGAGAGGCAGGTAGACATGAACTGATCACATTCAGGCACCCCAATGGATGTGACCTTCTTTGCGCCCATATGCTGGCATAGTCTGTCCAGCACGGCTTTCTTCTTGGTGGCAGTGTACAGCGCAAGACTTGGCTTGGATTCCCAATACTTGCCAATCATATCGGACACGCTTGCAGAGTTATCGACGTATGGGAGGCCATGCTTGTTACACCCCTCCATCATCCGATACTTTTCAAGCACTGCTCTGGCTACCTCATTCGGAGACCTTCCAGCTTGGAAGGTAGATACACCCGACTGCTTGCCGTCTATACGGTAGTATACATACCAGAACTGTCCTCTCTTCACCAACGAGGCCATCTTATTTGACCGATTGCTTGGACTCGTAGGTCATGGCTTGGCGAAGCATGAACACCATCTTCGGAGGGTGATTGCTCTCGGTGAGGTGGCGAGCCATCTCGTCAATCGCCATCACGCTTTCGATGATGATGCTATTCTCCGACCTATCGAGCAGCTTGCTCATCCGCTCGACAGCCAGTTTCATTTCTTTCGGGCATCTCAGCCCGATGTTGTATGCCAAAGCACCAGTGGCAGAACCAGCGATGCTTTTTGTAGCTCTTGTTTTCATAATGACAAAATATGGCAGAACTTAACAGCTGTCAAATTAAAACAAAATGAAAGTATTTGTTGACAGACTATAGCAGATTGATATAGCGCATTTAAGACACCAATGAGAACACACCGAAAAATCTACCCATCAACCGAAATTCAACGAATCATGTCCCAAACGTGGTGGTCGCTAAGAGACACCGCAATCTACCTTAATCGATCCTACGGATCGACCCGCAACTGGGCTTCCAAAGTTGCGCTTAAAAGATGTCCAAACGACAAGCGATTGACCTGCAGACGTTGGGTTGACGGCGCACTTTTGGGCAAGGGGTAGGACAGCTTTTGTCGTATGACGAAGCGATAATACTCCCAAAACAAAACAACAAAAACAGAAAGGAACATGATTATGAAAGAAGTTGGTGGGCTGAAAGCAATCGACATGAAGGGCAAGGCGTATGTGATGGTTCATACGAGAGTCAGTGGTTTCCATGCGATGTATCCTAACGGCAGGATCGAGACTGAATTGATTGGAGATCCGTCTGTCCATGTTTTTATGAGGGCAAAAGTGACCCCAAACGTGGAGCACCCCGAGCGTTACTTTATCGGGCATAGCCAGTCGAAGTGGACTGGCATGATTGCTGGTGCAGCTGCCCTTGAAGTGGCAGAAACCTCTGCCGTAGGCCGTGCCCTAGGGTTCTTGAATATCGGGATTGAGGATGGTCTCTGCTCGGCTGATGAGCTGGAGAAGGCCAAGAGTGTTCCTACCGCAAAGGCTGACAACGTCTTCTCGCTTGAGCGGGAGCTGGTCAAGAACAAGCCAAGCCAGACGTTGGGAGATATTACCGAGTCTTTTGTGCAGGTCTGCGAGGACAACCAGCTGACCGATGCTGACCTCTACAAGTTTGCCCGTGGCCTTAATTCATCATCCTGTAAAAAGCTCGGGATCAACTTCCCTGCGGTGCCAGAGAAGTCCGACAAGGCTGATGAGCCTTTTATCGGGGTGGCTGATACGGCTCTTTTGACGGCGATTGTGAAGCATTCTAAGCTGGTTGTGGAGCGAATCAGGGGAGAGTCCAAGTGAGCCACAAGTTTGGAAAGTGGAAGACCAGCCCATTTGGGTTGCCAGCAGTTAAAAACGTCCGTGTCACCAAGGCTGATTGGAATCGTATAATTAGCCTGTTTGGGATACGGAAACCGAGGGCTACACCTTCGGTTATAAAGCAACTGCCAAGCAGACGTAATGTTAATACATTATCCTAAAAGGGATATGCATTTTGAGACCTACATTCTTGGGACTGAGGTGGCAATTCTGCTGACCATTCTAATCATGTTCATCAAATCACAATGAAAACCCAACAACTTAACCTAGACGAACCTCATCAGAAATATCTTGGCAAGGATGGCGATGCCCTTCCGTCTGTTACTGCCATCCTTGGTAAACATGTGGCTATTCCACAGCTTGTGTCATGGGCACATAAGCTGGGTAAGGATGGCAAGTGCCTTGAGAAACATGGTGGCAAGAAGCGTAGGATCGGATCGATATTCCACTTTGGTGCCCAAGGATTCCTCGAGGGATTTAAGTGCGACTTTAGCCTATGTGCCAAGGACGAGGTCGAGTGTGCCGAGGAGATGATCGAGGGATTCAAGAAGTGGTGGTGGAAGAGCGGTCTGGATCGCATTCACTGCGAGCTTCAGCTTGCCAGTGATAAGCACGGCTTCGGTGGAACTGTAGACCTTATCGCTCGGGATAAGCAGGGGAGGCTGGTGCTGGTTGACTTCAAGACCAGCTCATCCCTTAAGCCCCAGTACGAACTGCAGATGGCTGGTTACAAGATGCTCTACGAAGACTGCCATCCGTTCGACGACGACATCGAGGCCGTGAAGCTGCTCCGCATTGGGTACGACAACGACATTGAGGAGAGGAACTTTGAGGACTTAACCCCGCAGATGGAGGCGTGGAAAGCGATCCTGCGCTTCTACTCTGTATACAAAAAAATAGAGGATCGCACGAAAGGACAGAAAACATGGCCACGGAGACGCAAGTCAAAGGCATCAAGCTAAACCTGTTTGTCAACAAACGGGCTGAGGAAAACCCCAAGGCACCTAAGTTCGCCAGCCCTCGCAAGAAGGATGGAGAGAAGTGGGTGGACGAGGCGATTGAGATCCCCTCTGGCAAGTACAAGGCTGCTTGCTGGGTGCGGGAGGACAAGAACGGCAACAAGATGTTGTCGCTCACGTTGACCGATGTTGGCGGTGCCAGCTCGGGCGGTGACATATTCTAATCACCAATCAGGAAGCCGAGATGCCAATCAATTCTTGCGCCAAGGGTAAGCGTGGAGAAAGAGCATGGAGGGATTTCCTTCGTGCCGTTGGTATCTCGGCTCGGAGGGGCAGGCAGTACTCTGGATCACCAGACTCTCCTGATGTTGTGTCGGATGACGGCATGCACTGGGAGGTGAAATGGGTCGAGAACCTGAACGTGTGGAAGGCCATCGAGCAGTCGGTCATGGACTGCGGTGCTGGAAGAACGCCAGCGGTCGCCTTTAAGAAAAACGGAACAGACTGGCTTGTTGCCATGAGGGCTGAGGATTTCCTTAAGATCAAGGGCAACTGCCAAGCAGACGGAACTAAAACGGAGGTCAAGGGGATATGGATAAAGCATTAACTGCATTGGTTCTAAGTGTTTGCATAAGCAACGCTGAACCCATCAAGGTCAGGCTAACAACCTATCATCGTGGTGAGGATTCATACACGAGCAGGTTACGGAGTGCTTCTGGTTACACGCTCAAGGAAGGCATCTCAGTAGCAGCTGATCCGAGGCTGTTTGATTATGGGGATTGGATTTATATCGATGGGATCGGAGCTAGGCAGGTTCACGATACTGGGTCTGCTGTCATCAGCAGGAAGGCGAGCGGTGGCAAGTTGCCAGTCATCGATGTGTTCTTCTCCAAGCGCAAGGACGCTGAAGAGTTTGCCAGCAACCACAAATACGCACTGGTGTACCGATGAAGGACTTCGCCATGTTTGACTCCGAGATCGAGGGTCGTGTCCTTGCCACCGCCATGTCCGACCCAGAGGTTCACAAGGAAATCTGTGGATGGTCTTCCGACCTCTTCGGCAATCCAGTATCAAAGCAGCTTCACTCGCTGATGGTCAGGCTAGGTTCCAAGGGGGCACCTGCCGATCCAGTCCTGCTTGTCGGTGAACTAAAGAATGGGGAACGCCAGATGATGACCCACTTTGTTGGGCAGCTGGCCAGCAAGGATCTCATCCCAACGGCTAGGCATCTGGCCTCGTTCGAGGACAGGCTGGTCGAGATGGCCAGACTTCGTTCGATGTATGTGGCAGCAGAAAACTCGCTTAGGTTGATTAAGGATGGTGCTCCATCATCCGAGGTATCTGCATCGATGGAGGAGTACACCAACACCACAAGCCTAGGAAGATCCAAGGGAGTTGAGATCGGGGATGCAGCCCACTCGGTAACCCAGAAGGCCAGAGACCTGATCAGGACTGGTGCCACCTACGCTGGGTTACCCACTGGATATCCAGAGCTGGATCACTGCATTGGTGGTCTGACCAACGGGCACCTGATCTTACTTGCTGGATTTACCAACATGGGTAAGTCGGCCTTTGCCATCCAGCTTTGCTACAACGCACTCAAGAACGGAAACAGGGTTGGGTATGTTTCAATGGAACTTACGGCTGGTGACATTGCCGAGAGAATGATTGCCTTGTCTGAGCGGTTCAGTACGGACGAGCTGAGAACCCTTGGAAGTATTACGCCAGATCAGCTGGCTACGCTGGACTCCGTTGCGAACGAGATGCGGGAACTCCCGCTGGTGGTCATGGATCGCCCGACATGGTCGGTCAATGAGATCAGGGCTGAGGCCAGAAGGCTGAAGCGTAAGGGGTGCAAGCTCCTCGTCATCGACCTGCTGGGTAAAGTTCATGTGGACACCAAGAAGCAGGACAGCAGGGCTAGGGAGCTGGAGCTGGTAGCAGTCCATACCAAGGCACTGGCCAAGGAGCTGGACATGCCGATTCTAGGGTGCGTCCAGCTGAACAGGCAGTCTGTCTACGACTCTCAGGCCGAGCTTCACCACCTTAAGGATTCCAACGGGCTGGCCGAGAACGCCGATGAGGTGCTGATCCTTGATCGCAGGAATCCCAAGGTGAACGACTGCCGTCTGTTTGTTAAGGTTCGCAAGTCTAGGCGTGGATCAAACCACTCGGACATTCCATTCAAGTTCGATCCAAAGCATCAGGCTTTCCGATACGAGAGGTCTGAGGCCATATGAAGATCGAGGTTAAAGTTCGTGGCAACTGCAAACAGTATCATTTGACTACTACCAGCTTCCTTGGAGAATGTCCCCTCGGCGGTAGGTGGGTTATGGGAGGCAACGTGCCCGATCTCGGATGGGATCAGCCCACAGAAGTATTGGCCGAAGAAGCGAGGAAGCAGTGGCAATCTTATATCGACGAACGTCTGACCAACAAAGGCAAATCATCTCGACGAAAGGCGACGAAGTGACGACCTACGACGATCCAGCCAAGAGGGCTTTGGAAATTGGATTGCAACAGGCAACCGAATGCAATGAGCGTTTGTGGTTACACAACCGAAGAATGTTTGACGCTCTTTACCATGTACACGAATCGATCAAGGCAAAGCACGAGAAGCCCGAGTGGATGAGCAGAGTTGTTGCAGCACTGGAGGACAAGGAGCCGTGATTACCTTCCTGTCTAACGAACGCTGGGTTCAGACACCCAAGGGCGAGGGGCTGTGGCTTGCCATGATTGACTACGGGAAGACCGATAACCCTGTCTACCTGATCGAGCTGAACACTGGAGAACATATCTGCGTGGATATGTCCGAGGTTCGTGGAACTGAGAACGCCATGTACGGACTCACCAGACCAGCCCAACCAGCGAGGACGATGTGACCCATACAACCTGCATGACAGCCAAGATCGAGAGGTATACTCCGACCACTGATGAGCTTGCCGAGACGGCTTACAGGGCAATGATCGAGTCAATGGGCGAAAGCCTGACAAATGGTAAACACGATGCTGGTTCGTGGAATGTTGGAGTTGAATCTGACCCACGCTGGCACCTGAGTAGGGTGGCCAGACATGCCATACAGGCACTCATGCTATTGGATGGCGTGGAGCTGAAGGATCAGGAGTCGGTCAGGATTCACACAAGAAACGCATTGGCCAGATCCTGTCTGGCTCTTGCACAACTAGGAGGATAATAAAATGCCAGTCATTATATTGCCAAAGCTAAAAAAGGATTTAACTTCAGCAGAGGTCTCAGTGAATAGTGGGAAGGGAGAACCTTCCACGGGCACCGTCTGTTCCTCAGTAAGAAGCCCTGTTAAACACGCTGAGACCTCTTTTATTTTAGAAGCTCCATCTGTTAAGCAGGACATGACAGCTGGGGTGTGTAGCCCGTTTGTGTACACACCAAACCAGTGTACCTCGATCATCTTGGACGCACAGGTTGCTGGCATGGAGAGGGCTAAGATTCTAAGGAATGGGAAATCGATCAGAAGTTATGCGAGGACATGCTCCTCGGCTTGGCTCCCGAGGAACGACAAGAACGACTGGATGTATAAGCGGATGATTGAGGCTACGGCTGAGATCAACGCAAACAACTATGGGTTCCAGATCGATGGCATCCAGTCCATCCAGATCCTGCGGTACCAGCCACTCCAGCGGTTTGACTGGCACTACGATACCTATCCAGATTCTGGCAGGAAACTTACGGCTGTCGTTAACCTGAGTGACCCGAAAGATTATGTCGGCGGTGGACTTAGGATGTTGGGAGAACTTCACAACAAGAAGTATGTGAGGGATCGTGGTGCAGGGGTCTGGTTCCCTAGCTGTCTAAAGCATTGTGCCAAGGCACCTTGGTGGGGAGAGCGTTGGGTTCTGGTGGCTTGGTTCCTCGGGGGAAACTTCCGATGAAGTTCAACAGGGAATACCTAGAGGGGGCAGCACCCGATGCGATGAAGGCCGATGGGTTTGACGACTGCATTGTTGGGATAGGGTACAGGTGCGGGTCAACCCCAGTGCTGGTCTACGACATCGACATGGTAGTCGAGAAGATAATGAAGCGGGACAAGTGCGACTACGATGATGCCCTCGAGTTCTTCGAGTACAATATAGGCGGTGCTTATGTGGGCGATGGGACTCCCTTGTTTATGAATCGGAGGTGCGAGTCGTGATCCAAGAACTTCCGAGCATTCTTATCAATGCAGTTGTTGTGCTTGGTTTACTAAGCCTTTTCCTCCTCGGGTTTATCATTATCTGCGACGAGATTATTCAAAGGTTCAAGTGATAGTTAACCTGAATGCAAACGAGGTTCTTGTTGCTGGTTATATCGGCATGCGTAGGAATGCCGAGGCAACTTTTAGGGGAAGGAAAAACAGATTCCCCGAGCGTTACGCTGGAGAGTTATGGGGTAACCATATTGAATCAGCCCATGCCGAGCTGGCCGTATGTAAAGCACTCGGGATCTATTGGGGTTTCGGGGTGAACACATTCCACGCACCAGATGTTCAGGACACAAACCTAGAGATCAGGTGGAGCAAGCGGAATGATGTTAAGGTAAGGCCAGACGATACTGGGGTGATAGTCTCGGTCACAGGATCTTGCCCGACATATGAGATCAAGGGGTGGATTAGGGCGCAGGATGCGATGCAGGATCGGTGGTATCATGCGAACCACCCGCCGTGTTATTTTGTCCCGCACGATGCGCTGGAAGATTTTGGCGAACTTGTTTCGATGAGGCATGGGTTGGCAAAGGCGTGACAGGGGTAGAACCAATCACGCCTAGCTCCCTACCGAATTACATAAGTGTACTTCAGCAGGGTATCTGTAGCCGACTGCGTAGCAGACGCTAACAGGATAAAAGAAAGACATAAGGCCAGCCCGATGGCTACCCCGCATAGAATCAGCGTGGTAGCACGAGCCTCCCGAGTCTTCCTGTCTATTGATAACTCGATCATCTGTTCCTCCTTTCTGTTTTATTTGTCTCCGTAGAGGGGTAGCTCAAACCGAGTGTTAAACTTGGCCTCGAGCCACTTATCTATTGAGACGAGAGATCCTATGATCTCTTTCTTTTCTTTGTGGGTCAGGGACTTGGCGAGGATCTGATCCTTTCCAGACCTGACAATGTGCCTGAGCCAGTGCCACTGATTCAGGGTCGGGCATGATGTAGCGTTGTTTCTCCGCATGCGTCCACGCATCAGCTCGGTGCGTGTGCCAATCAAAACACCAGCCAGACTCATTTGGTTGCCTCATCGACGAAGGCGGCGATGGCCTCACGAATGATCGACCCGAGAGATCTGTTACCAGACTCCCTCGAGATCTTCTCCATCTCAGCCCTCAGATCGTCGGGCAGGTTGACGCTAATTCTCATAACTCATTTCCTCCTGTACTTGTTCGAGACCAGCCCGAACCGCTTCCTTGATGTGAACCTCGGACACACTCTCGTCGAGTTCATCCGTACTTCGGATGACTCCCTCGTCTTTGAGTGTCTCGAGGATGACTGATGCAATCGTTCGGATGGCCTCGTCATCATCAAGCAACTGCTGTAGCTTCATGCTTGGTTTCCCTTTCTTGGTTATCTGTCAGCTCACGCACAGCCTTGAACAGCTGGGTCAGCCTCCAGTGGTTTTCGTTTCTCAGCTTCTCATCGTGGATGCTGAAGTTTAATCGCAGGTCGCATGAGATGTGGTTTGCATGGTTCCCGCTTACAACTAATTCAACGCCTACCTTGCCGAGTTTCCTAGAGTGTCTGCTGGTTGGATATTCGGAGCGTAGGCACTTATCTAGTGAGTAGGATGAGTTCTTACTGAAGGCATCTTCCCTTGGGTCATTGGTAGCACTGGATCTTCGCTTAAATCCAAGGCACCTCCGAAGGGCAAGGATCGTCCTCCTGTTCCTCCTTCTCTGAATGGAGTGGAATCCATTCTCCG